CGACACGACGGCCGGGGAAACGGTGGTCAAGGAGGCAGGAACCAAGTATTTGCCCCAGCCTTCCGGCTTCTCCGCACAGAAGGACGGCGGCCGGGCGCTGTATGAGGCGTATCAGAAGCGGGCTCAGTTCCCCGAGATCGCCGAGCCCACGATCCGGGGCATGGTGGGCGTGATCCATCGCACCGAGGCTCAGATCGAAATGCCCAAGGCGATGGAGCCGTTGTGGGAGAAGGCGACCAAGGATGGCCTGCCGCTCGAGGCTCTGCATCGTCGGATCACCGCCGAGTTGCTGACCCAGGGCCGCTACTCGCTTCTGGCAGATGCCGCGACCGAGGGCAGCGATCTGCCTTGGCTCGCAGGGTACACCGCCGAGGCGCTGATCAATTGGGCCGATGACCGCTCTCTGTTCGTCCTCGATGAAAGCGGCTTGAAACGCGAGGGCTTCCGGTGGGAACAGGAGCAGCGTTTCCGCGTGCTGGAGATGCGGGAAGGGCACTACACGGTCCAGACCTACACCGGGACGGAAAGAGCCGCTGGCGAGGCTCTGACGCCCTCGGGGCGCGGCAATGCCAAGCTGTCCGAGATTCCATTCGTGGTGATCGGCGCACAAGATCTGTCTCTGGCTCCCGAAGTTCCGCCGCTGACCGGCGTGGCGCGGTCATCGATCGCGCTTTATCAGCTCTCGGCGGATTATCGCTGGCAGTTGTTCATGACGGGCCAGGAAACGCTTGTTGTCATCAACGGCGACGCGCCCGAGGCCGTCGGGGCAGGGGCCGTTATTGCGATCAAGCAGGGCAGCGGTGACGAGGCAGCCCGGCCCGATGTGAAGTATGTCGGTCCCGCCGGAACAGGTATTGAGGCCCATCGCGTCGCCATGCAGGACGAGAGGCAGAACGCGGCCCAGGCGGGCGCGAGGCTTTTCAACAGCGCCGAGAGCCGGACGGCGGAGAGCGGTGATGCTTTGCGCATCCGGTTCGCGGCCGAGACTGCCACGCTGACCAGCATTGCCCAATCCAGTGCCCAGGGGCTGGAGAAGGCGCTGCGGCACATCGCGGTGATGATCGGGCAGGACCCGGAAAAGGTCACGGTCAAGCCGAACCTATCGTTTGTCGATGCCACTCTCAGCCCGGCCGAAGCCGAGGCGCTGGTGCGGGTGTGGCAGTCAGGCGCAATCTCGTACCAGACGCTCTATGAGAATTTGCAACGGGGCGAGATTGCATCGGCCGAGCGGGATCACGAGGGTGAACTTGGGCAGATCGACAAAGAGGACGTTGACCGAGGCCTGGCCACGGATGAGGCAGGGCTGCTCCCAGACGCTTAACCGAATTTCGTCTTCAGGACGTTGGTTAAGGACTGGAGCATTTCCGGATTGCTCCAGAGTAGCCATGCACAAAGAACGATAGCCGCAAGCAGGGCGAGGCCGAATAGCTTTCGGAACACCGAGAACACCAACCAAAGGACAAGAGCCGCCACGGCGATGGCAATCAGGGGATAGGTATCGCTTGGAATCGTCGGTCTCCGGAATCAAAGATTAATCCCACATATTCCGCCGCCTCAGGGCGGCTTTTTCATGTCTGCGAGCCGCGCAATCGCAGCCAATTGACTACGCGGGCGTTTACCGTTGTCCCAACCAAGGAGAAGGACAATGGTCAAAGCGGAAGATATCAAGGAACACGCCGAAGTCATCGGTGCTGATGGGGTTCACGTCGGCAAGGTCGATCGGGTTGAAGGCGACCGGATCAAGTTGACCAAGGAAGACAGCGGAGAGGGCTCCCACAAGGGGCATCACCACTACATTTCGATGGGGCTCGTCGCCGGCATTGAAGGTGACAAGGTGCGCCTTTCGGCGGATGCAGATGTTGCGGTGACTTTCGAGGAGGAAGAAGGCGGCGGCGTTGCCTAGACCAGTATCCAGCGCGTTTGCGTAGCCCGGCCACAGTGCCGGGCTTTTTCATGCCCGAGATTCGGGCTTCCAACACAGGAGACGGCCGATGGCCCTCAAGACCATTCTCGATACTCTGGACGACGTTCCGGAGGCGCTTCACGCGGAATATAAGGAGGTCGACGGCAAGTTCGTCCTCGATCTGGAGGGCATCGACGCCCATCCGACAGTCGTGAACCTCAAGACGGCCCATGAGCGTCAGAAGCAGACCAACCGCACGCTCACGACGGACTTGCAGGCCGCAAAGACCCGCCTCGAAGGTCTGCCCGATGATTTTGATGCCGACGCCTACGAGGCTCTGGTCCAGCAGGCCGAAGGCAAGACACCGCCCAAGACCGACGAGCAGGTCGCCCAGGTCCGCCAGCAGCTTGAACGCAAACATCAAGCCGAGCTCGCCAAGAAGGACGAGCGGATCGGCACCCTCGAAAGTGCAGTGACCAAGGCCACGATCGACGATGGCCTCTCCAAGGCCCTCGATGAGGCCGGGGTTGATCCCGCCTTCAAGCCCGGGGCTATGGCACTGCTGAAGTCCAAGGGCGCTGTGAAGCTGGTCGAGGAGGACGGCGAGTTCAAAGCCCAGGTCGAAACCGATATGGGCCCGATGCCGCTCTCCAATTACGTCAAGGATTGGGCCGGCGGCGACGAAGGCAAGATCTACGTCAAGAAGCCCACCGGCGGCGATGCCACCGGCGGCAACGGACAGAAGTTTACCGACAACCCCTTCGATCCGAAGAACCCGAACCTCACCAAGCAGCAGGAACTCATTGCTGCCAATGACGCCAAGGCCCGCCAGATGGCGCAGGCCGCCGGCGTGAAACCCTACTGGTAGGCTAAGGCCTGCCGTCATCTCCGGCGTCGATGACGCCACGCCAAAGCAGCCGGGCCCGACGGGATGGCTGACCAACTCTCCAATCATCCCTTCATCAAAGGATATCTCTCATGGCTACCACTCGCCTGAGCGACGTCATCTATGGCCCGCTCTTTCTTCCCACCACGATCCAGCGCATTGCCCAGCTTTCCCGCATCCGCAATTCGCCGATCGTTTCCACCGACGCGGAGCTGCAGCGCTTCGCTAATGGTCCCGGCGATCTCGTCCAGATGCCGTTCTGGAACGATCTGACGGGCAACTCGAATGTCTCGACCGACGACCCGGCCCAGAACGCCACGCCCAACAAGCTGACCCAGGGTCAGGACATGGCGCGCAAGATTCGGCGCAACAATGGCTGGCAGTCCGCCAACCTCGTTGCCTCGATGCTCGCGGAAGACCCGCTCGATGCCGTTGCCCAGCTCATCGCTGAGTATTGGGTGCGCGAAGAACAGCGGATCATGGGCGAGCAGATGCGTGGCGTGTTCGAATCCGCCGGCATGGCGGGCAACGTGCTCGACGTCGCATCCGAAGACGGCGCGGTGACGCCCGTTTATTTCGACGCCGAAGTCGCCGCCAACGCCTACGCGCTGCTCGGCGAATATGGTCAGTCGCTCTCGGCGGTGCTGATGCACTCCCGCGTGTTCTGGAACTTGCATGCGGCCCGCGCCATCGAATATGGCAAAGACCCCGTGACCGGGCTCGACTTCACGCGCTGGGACGGCAAGGACGTGTTCGTGTCCGACCAGTGTCCCCGCGAGGCGGGCGACACCTCCGGCTACAAGTACACCTCGTACCTGTTCGGCAACGGCGCCCTTGGTTATGCCGAGGCGACCGGTGAAGGCGGGCCCAAGAAGCCCGTCGAGATCGACAGCGTAGCCTCGGCCGGTAACGGTGAGGGCATCGAGACGGTCTGGTATCGCCGGCATTGGGTCATGCATCCGCGTGGCGTTGCCTTCACCGGCACGCCGGCTTCGGCTTCTGGTGTCACCGACACCGAACTGGCCGACGGCGACAACTGGACCCGCGTGTACGATCCCAAGCTGATCCGCATGGTGGCCGTGACGACCAACGGCTAAGGGCAGGGGCCACGGCCCCACCCGCTCTTTCCTTCCCCCATTCGCGAGGACATTCCGATGTCGAACAAGAACGATCCGGCAATGGCTGAGGCCGTTGCCCGGGCGGCGGAGTCGCGCGCCCAAATCCTCCGCTCCAAGGCGGCCACCAACCCGGCCTATGCCAAGATGGCCGATAAAGCCGAACGTGAAGCCCAGAACGCGTCCCGTCGTCTTGCTGGTCTGCCTGAAGTCCATCCCGACCCCGAGGGCACCACCCAACATCTCGCCGATAGCGAGGGCAACTTTGCCGCCAATGCCGATGTCGCCGCAGTTGGTGGTATCGGCATCAAGGCCAGCAACACCGATGTCTCGACTGGCGAGCCGGCGCAGACCATCGATCAGGCCGGCGTGGCCGTGACCGAAGGCGCTCAGAAGATCGTCGGCGATCAGCCGGTCGGTACGGCTGCGACAAGCCGGATCGCTGAGACCGATGAGACGCGTGCCGCCGTGTCCATCCCGGCCGACTGGCAGGGCATGACATGGCAGGAGCGGCGCTCGCTGGCCTCCAAGCTCACCGACGATCCCGTCTCCAATGGTGAGCAGGCCAATGCCGCGATCGAGGCTGAACTGAAGCGTCGGGCCGCGAAATGAGCCGGATCAAAGGCGCGGTGACGCCACGCAAGGTCAATGAGGCCATCGCCAAGGTTTCGGATGCCGAAGGGCAGACCGTGGCTGCCGGCACCGATGGCCTCGCCGCTGGAACGGTTCAGGACGCGCTTCAATCGCTCGCCACCCGTATCCAGGCTCTCGAAGACGCCGCTGAATAAGCGGCGACCGATATAGCCGGAGACGCGCGCGCCTCCGGCCCCCTCAATCATTGGAGGTCGCCATGATCGGCATGAACCTTATGCACGCCCGTTCGGGCTTTTCTGGCATCGTTGATGCCGTGTCCGTCGACCCCCAAGGCAAGGCGATATGTCGGATCAAGGATCATTGGTTCTTCGTCAGTGACTGTCGATCCGCTCGTGGCTGAGATCGTGTCCTTAGCTGATCGCGCGAAGGACGAGGGACCGCGTGAGCCTCATTGGTCGGGGGAGTGTCTTTGTGGTGCCTGCGGCCATGAATGGCAGGGGGTTGCGCCCGTAGGGAACGAAGATCATCTCGAATGCCCCAACTGTCACCGTCATTGGGGCGCCGCCAAACACGCGGTTGTGCCGCCGGTTGCTTTTTGGCGCTGCAACTGTAGCGAAACTCTCTTCTGGCTGACCCCAGACGGGTCGATGTGCCGTCGATGCGGCGCAATCTCAAGCGATTGGGCGGATTGATCGATGGCTGGTTCTTCGTTGAAGAATGTGGCGCGGACTAATCACAGCCAAGCGGACCATCATTGTGCATCGTCTTCCGAGCCGTTAGTCGGCGAGCAGCCCTCGCCAAGGCCAACGTGAGTGTCGTTCGCAAGATACAGGGTCGCTTGGTCGCAAAGGAAGTGCGTTGCGCCGTCTGGGTCTGCCTCCTTCATGGCAGTCAACTGCTCTGAGCTGATTGGTTCATTCAGCACAAGCTCAATCAATATCGGCTCGCTGTCGAGAAATTGCGTCGTGCCTCCGAATATTGAGGTCGACGGGTCCTCAGGGCGCACGAAATCTGCGTCGATGAGCACGATCTCCATCTGCGATCTCGTTTCGACGACCTCCAGTTCGTCCTCTTGCGCATAGCCAGAGGCCGCGAGCGCTATGAGGCTCAAAGCGAACGGTAATGCCAACGTTCTTTTCATGGTCCGACCCTCATTCGAAGGACCGTGACCAAAGAATGGGACGATCACGAGACGATTAAGTGGCTCCTTTGTGGAGCATCGCCCATAGGCTTTCGGTTCGCGTGAGGATGAAAATGTCTGACCACTACGGTGAACTGCTCGACGCACTCGAATATCACGAGGCGCGTGGCAACGCGGCCTGGACTGCTGAAACCGTCACCGACGATCAGCGAACCTCCGCGCTTATTCGGGGCTCTCAGGCCCTCGATGCACTCTATGGCGCTCGATATCCCGGCGTGATCGCTTCGGCCGACCAGTACCTTCTCTGGCCGCGTGAGGACGTCGTGTGGCGCGGGACTGAGTTGGCCGACGATATCGTGCCGGCTCCGATCGTGAGGGCCGTCTATGAACTGGCTCTGCGCGAACTGGTGCGGCCCAATTCGGTGTTGCCCGACGTGACGCCAGGCTCGGTCAAGAAGTCGGTCGCGGTCTCTGGCGCAGTCTCGGTCACCTATGCCGTAGGCTCCAACCCGGCGAGGGACATGCAGCCCGTGTTCGGAATGGTGGACGGCATTCTTGTCGATCTGCTGCTGGCCAAGCCGGGGGGAACGAGCGTCACGACGCTGGCGAGGTTCTGATGTCCGATTTCTACGGAGAGATGGCCGGTATCGCTTCGGAAATTCTGGCCGAGTTCAAACAGGGCGTGATCACTCTGACTAAGACCGTGCCGGGCGAGCCTGATCCATCCACGCCGTGGATACCGGGCGAGCCGGTCGAGGTCACATATCCTCTCGACGCAACGGCCAAGCCGGTAAGCGAGGAATTCATCAACGGCACCACGATCGTTGCCACCGATATCGAGATTGTCTCGGCTGTATTCGGTGCTGATCCCGATCCCGCCGACCAGATGGAAATCGACGGCCGGCCCGCGACGATCATCGAGGTCGTGCGGATACCGGCCGCCGGCACTGTTGTGGCGTGGCGGCTCATTATTAAGGGGTAAGCTGCCGAAAGAAATCCTTCCGGCGTTTGCGGATGTGTCGAATGAACCAGTGAGTGTTTTTGAAGGTATCGTCGGTTCTCAGCAATCTCGCATATGCCTCGCGCGCCTCATCGCTTTCATTGATGAGTTCGAGCATGTCTATGACGTAATCCTCAACCAATTGCCCGGACGCGCCGTTCAGCAATCGGTCCCTTTGAATGGCGGCGGCAGTTTCGATCAGATTGCACAGGTCTCCGAATGCAACCATTCGTTCGTGCGAGTCTATTGCGGTCCTGAAATAGCGATCCCATGCTCCGATGAAGGTATCGGATAAGGCTATGGCCGCAGCAGCAGAAGTCGCCCTTCTACTTTGACGGCTTTGGGAAGCAGTATAGAGGAGGGAGGCTGCGCCAACCGGCACGCCCACCAGCGTTGCCAATTGCGCCCAGAACTCCATGTCATTCCCTGGGCGGCTTCTCAGAACTACCTCGGCTCGCTGCGCTGACGCCAGCCGTAGTTTCCGGAGCTGGGGCTCCGCTCGAAGTCGTAGCTGACGACCCAAGTCCAGCAAACGGCTTCCCGAGATGAACTCTCGTCTGGGCTTTAATGATAACCTGCTGTTCAGAAACAACTTTCGGCTTTTCTTCGGTCATCACCGGTGCCCTCGAATCCTATTGCAGCGTTTAAAGCGATAAAGGAGGCTAACGACATTGGCAACACAACGCCAGATATTCGAGGCTCTTGCCGCCCGGTTCGAGCCCCGTCTTCGCGATGCCTTCCTCGAGGCGATCATCGAGATCAAGTCCTCCGTGACGCTGCGCCTGCTCGTTGATCGCCTGGAACGCGGTGATATTCAAGGCGCTTTGGACGTGCTCCAGATCGAGCGGGAAGCCTTCGGGCGTTTCGAACTTCTGATCGGGGAGGCATATAACTCCGGCGGGATCGCCCAAGCCGACGCTTTGCGATTGCGCGATCCCGAGGGCAACCGCATCGTGTTCCGCTTCGGTGTTCGCAATCAGGCGGGGGAGGCATGGCTTCGTGAGCATTCCTCATCGCTGGTGACCCGCATCGTCGATGATCAGCGCGAATCCCTCCGCACTGCCCTGACGGAAGGTTTGGCCGCCGGGCAGAACCCGCGAATCACGGCGCTCAACATCGTGGGGCGCACGAACAGGGCCACAAACGCTCGCGAGGGTGGCATCATCGGCCTCACGACCCAGCAGGAGCGCTTCGTCACTTCCGCCCGGCAAGAGCTGCTTTCTGGCGATCTTGCGATGCTTCGGAATTACCTGGGCCGGGCGCGGCGAGACAAGCGCTTCGACGCCACAGTGCTTAAAGCGATCCGTGAAGGAAAGCCGCTGCCGGCAGAGACGGTGCAACGCATTTCTGGCCGCTATGCCGATAGGCTGTTAGCGCTCCGGGGCGAAATGCTCGGACGGACGGAAACGCTCAATGCCTTGGGTAAGGCGCGAGACGACGCGATGAGCCAAGCCATTGCTTCGGGCAAGGTCGATGCCCGGTTCGTGACGAAGCACTGGCGCCGATCGCCGGCAGAGCATCCTCGGATGCAGCACACGATCATGTCGGGGCAATCGGTGCCTTACAATGAGCCGTTCGTGATGCCGGACGGAACGCGGATGGCTTTCCCTCACGATCCGAGGGCGCCCGCTCATCACACTGTCGGCTGCAAATGCCTCGTTGAATATAGGGTGGATTACATCGGCCAGTTGGTCGAGCAGCGCCGAGCGTCTTGATGGCCGATACCTTTGCTGCAGCGGTCGGCGATTGGGTGGAGCGCGTAAAAGGAGTGCACGAGGCGATATTTCGCGAGAGCGTGCAGCGCCTGGTGACTGAGCTCAACACGCTGGTCCCTGTTGGCAATACCGCCTTCCTGCGGTCTTCGCTACAAGCCTCGGCAAGCGCAATGCCGGAATTGGTTCGGCCCAATCCCGGCAAGGCCGATGAGAGGTTTGAAGCCGAGATATCGCTGGTAATAGCTGGAACCCAGATCGGTGAAACGATCTACCTTGGATATACCGCAGAATACGGCGGCCACGTCCACTACGGAACGTCAAGGATGGCAGGGCGCCCTTGGGTGATGATGGCGGCCCAGCGCTGGCCGATCATCGTGCAGGAGG